CAAGGGAAGTTATTGATGTCATTTCTAGCACATGTGCCAGCAATGTCACCGTTCATAGGAACATAACGGAATTGCTGATTGAATCTATCATACATGTACTTATAACCACTATCGAGAATGGCATAAGAACTTGATGTGATTGGTGAGTAGTAATTGATAATGTTATCAGTTACTGTATCAGCTTTTAATGTTAACATTTCAGAATCACCAGATCCAGTCTTAGTTAAGAACTGTTCTCTTGCTGGTGATAAGAATGCAATAGCATCCTTTCTGAATTCTGCAATTTCAATTAGTTTATTTGAAAGTGCTTGTACTTCATAACTTGTTCTTGCTGCAGAACCTAATAGTAGGAAGTCGCAATCAGTTTCTTCTGGGTTACGGAACAGATCATATGCTTCTTGAATAGCACCGATATCTAGATTCAATGCATTGTCTTGCTCGATAGAAGTCGCACCGTTGTAATCCGTACCATTAGCAAGTGATACGACATAGTTACCAATAGAACTGAATGTAATGTTCTCAGTATCCTGATCCCATCCACCATCTCCAAAGGTATCCCAACCATCAGCAGAGAAACCAGTTGTTACGATACCTGCAGGAGCACCGCCTCCAAAGAGACTAGCAGAACCTGTTTCAAGTACCTTTCTCCAGTAAGCAGATGAACCAGCAGAGTATTGTGAATCCTTTGCTTTAGATAAGTTACTGAATTTTTCTAATACAGAACCTGCATTACCAGTAATCTTACCAGTGTCATCATAAACAACTATATGGAATTCATCAAACCTTGCATTTCTTTCGACTGCATAGGATGATGTTCCTGGTCTGTCAACAATTGAGTTCCACTTAATCTTAGGACCAGGCTTGTCTGGGTTAGTACCTAGAGTAATGGATTGAGCATCGAACCAATCACTAGCATTGGTGTAAGTAACAATTCCAGAGTATGTACCAGCAGCAAGTCCTCTCCAACTACCATAAGTTCTAGACTCACCAGTATGAATACCAAGTGCTTGGTTTACACCAGCAGGATCAACGAACTTGTAGTTTCCTCCTTGCTGATAATCAACTGGAGTTTCAGTTCCAGCAGAAGATACATGTGAGATTAACTTAACAGTAATTTGAGAATTACCAACTTCTGTTATTTGTCCTTTAAATATACCATCCAACAATTCAGTTGTACCAGCACCAACTCCTTGTCTAGGAACAACAGTACCAGCAGGTACTCCTTGAGTTACGCCGTATCCAACCTTAAGGTTAATAGGATCTATTGGAACAGTAGTTGAACCATATCCCAATACATTAGTAGTTTGGATTCCTGTGAATATCTGATCTCCTAGAGAATCTAATACTGCAACCTTAATACCATTTGACCAAGTACCTGGGTTTTTAGCAGCAAAGGTAACACCAGGAATAGTGTTCTCTCCGTAAGATAAGTTAGTATAGTCGTCAAGACTTTTTATTTTGACGCTATTTGCAGTTCCTACAAAACCATTTTTAAGTTCTTCGTCATCTGCTCTAACAATACTCATCACACCACCATAGGCAAGATAAGATGAAGCAGTTAACCAATACTCATAATGGTTATCTTTAGGGTAAGGTTGTCCATAGGTGTCCAGAAGGTCTGCCTCTGTCTCTATGAGTTGAGGGCTCTCAACTGGTCCTTTCGCAAATGGAGCAGCCAAGCAACCAGTCTTTGTTGATGTCGCATCAACTCTACCGTTTGTTAGGTCAACTTCCCTTACTACAATACCAGGAGATGCTAGATTAAGTGGCATCTTTTCGTTCCTCTATAGAATCCAATTTGTCTATGATTATTTATTATTTACTGCTCTTCAAACGGGGAAACAATGCATGAACTACCAGTCTGGATAAGACCAAACCCCATTATCTTTCTTCCTACTAGACTTAATTCTTTTTATAGTACACTCTTTACATTCATAAGAATATGATGATGGAAGATGTGTACTATTTTTATGTGTTATATAAAATCCTTCAATTAAATTTTTGACAGAACCACAGACTCTACATCTTCTTTCGGTCAGTAGTAAATCACCATGATCAAATTGTGATTCTAAGTCGAATTCCATTTCTTTAAGATCCAACTACTAGAATTTTGTTTATGTGTACCACCAACCCCGAATGCAAACTGAACTCTAGGATCTTTATCAAATTCATAAATCTCAGGTATATTGTCCTGAGTTCTATCTCCACCGTTAGCAAATATAACATCATCAAATAGTACTAAAGTCTTTTTAATAAGATCTATAGAACTATCATTATCATCATTAAATGGTACAGCACTATCGACTGGTCTCATAGATTTAACAACTGCCAATCTTTCTTCTAAAGGAAGAAATGGTTTACCTTTCTTTCTAGTTAACCACTCATCAGAGTTCAATCCTACTATAAGAATATCACCCAATTTCTTTGCTGCTTTAAAGTGTTCAATGTGTCCACTATGGATAGGATCAAATCCACCACTAACAATAACAACTCTCATAATGCTCCAATGTATGCTTTAACAGGATTTATATAAACACCATCCTTCCAATTTTTAAAACTCTCTTCTTGCCAAAAACCATACTCATTTGATGACCCATCAACAATTGATTTGAATTTATTATCAGGATTAAATGGAAGTGACTTAGCATACTCCCAAAATGGTGTATTATATTTAGATCCAAATTGATAATGCCATAATATAAAAGTCTCAAGTTCTTTCACTATTCTCCTCATTATATTATTACCTTCTATTCTATCTTTATTAAACGCCTGTTCACACAAATGTGTACAAAGATTAATAGATGTTGACTCCATTGGTTCTAAAAACCCATACATATTTCCCTGTAGTATTGTTCTTTCACCTACAAACATATTCTTTGCAACATAATTTTCAAAAGACAATGGTAAACTATCTTGATATATTCTAAACCTATTCATAAAATCTTCTCTTGCTACTTGCGTTGATGTTATTGTATCATTGTACAGATATCCATAAGATACACTATGTAAGTTGGGAATAATAAATGTCCATCCATTAGGTGTAGCAACTGTTCTTGTATATGTTAAATCGGGATCTTTCCCCTCTTTATGTGCTAAGAGAACCGAATTTAATGGATTGATCAATGTATCATAATTAGCACTATCCCTATTATGTCTACCTCTACAATCAAATATCATATCAGCATCTATCTCTTCTTCTGGATTGTCTATAGTTTTTTCAATAACATTAACTAAACCAGATTCTAATACTGCTTTAGATAATTTCTCAGGAACAAAATGTGCTGCTACTTCATGCATAGAAAATGGATGAAAAATCTTATCCTGTTTCTTACCCCATCCCTCATATAATATACCAGTTTTAATAGTTGCTTCAAGAGGATTGTCATACCAATTACATCCTAATGACTCATGTATTAATTCTAATATTGGATTAACAGTTCCTTGACCAACCTTTTCTATTGGATGATCATTAGGACTATGATATAGTAATATCTCCTTATCTTCTAATATTTCATTATGAATATAAAGTGCAGTTATGCTACCAGCATTACCTGCACCTACAATAGCAATTCGCTTCACTTATACTCCCACATATATGATAGATCTCCATACTCATCAACCTTTGCCCATCTATCACCTTCCTCATCTACAAACTCATCTTCATCATCTGTACCATTTAATATAAAACCAAATGGAGCCATGTCTTGTTCAATCTGATTCTTTTGTTCCTCATAGATGCGTTTACGAACATCCGTATCTGTCATCTCTTTAAAGTAGTCTTGTGCTACTAACCAAGCAAATATAACAAGACACATTGCAAGGTCATCATGGCAACCATCTTCTGCCTCCCATGATTGTTTCTTCTGAACAAAAGTTGTTAGTTCTGCGATAATATCGTAGTCATGTGTTTCTATTTTATCATCTTCCATTAAAGTTTTCAAGTTAGAGCAACCTAACTTTTTAACTGCTTGTGTCATTCTGACACCCATTTGAGTCTTACTACCAGAGAATCCTGATCCTACTTGCTGACCATTCCTACCTCTCATAGCACACATAAGAAGATTTTCATATTCCAAATCATAGTTAAGGATAGATGCTACCTGTTCTCCTATATCATTAATCTCAACCAAAACATATGCTTCATTATAAGCATTAGCTACATCCATTATAATGTTAGGGAACAACATAGGTTTAATCTCATTATTCCTATACCTTGCCACAGTCTTATGTGGGAATGTAGTAATATCAAATACTATAAAGCAGGAGTAATCACCATCAATACCTCTAGCAGTATCAACAGTGATAATGTAGTCATTACCTTTCACAGGGTTTTCGTAAATGAGGAGACCCTTTCCGTTAGTTTGTATAGGATCCTCAAATACAAGGTTCCTAAGTTTAGTAACACTGATAAGAGTATCAACAGATCCTAAGAACTCACATTCAAACTCAACTTTAAATTGTTGCTCAGATGTATTCTTAATAGTCTGTTCCTTCCACTTAGCATCCCTACCAGGTACTTCTGACCAGTGGACTTCAGTAGCAGTGTATTCATTCTTACCTCTTTGTGCGTCATGCCAATACCTATAGAAATGGTTCATACCACAGGGGGTAGATACCATTATAACTTTTGTTGACTTACCAGAAGTAATAGTAGGATAAACAGAACTAAAGAACGCTTCTGCGATATGATTTGGGACAAAGGCGAACTCGTCGAGGAAAATGATATTGAATGACATGCCTCGGACAGCACTTGCAGATGTAGAAGCTGCCAATATCTTTGATCCATTCTCTAACTCCATTGATCCTTTGTTCCAGGATAAGATACCCTGTTGCATCCACTTAGGCAAGTTCTCATAAGCAGTCTGCAATCTACCAAGTAGTTCTCTGGCAGTTGCTGCTTTGTTTGCTAGGATACCTACATTAACACTATCATTAAAAACAATATAATGCAAGAGGTATGCCACACAGGTAGTAGATTTACCAGTCTGTCTTGGCATCTTGCATATATTGAATCTAGAATTATGGAAATTACTAATTAACTTTTCTTGAAAGTCATACATCTTAAATGGCACAAGACCTTCATCCAAGGAAACAATTTTAATATAGTTCCTTGCAAAATATATTGGATCTTGTTTACACTTGATAAACTCTTGAACCTGTTTAGCAGTAAACTCTGTTTGTGTATTTGCTTTCTTTAGATTCGGGTTACCAAGATAGATATCGTCTGCCATTATCCTTCCATCAAAGTTCCATATGATCTACGAATCTCTCGGAGTTCTTCAAAGTCTTTCTTTTTAGTTCCTCCATCATATGCCCAAGCATATCCTTCAGTAATCATCTGTTCGTTTAACGAAATATCAGAGTCGCCAACATAGAGCCAACCAAGAAGCCTGCCATACTTCCCAACGCCACCCTTAAGTTCAGTTCTAATAATGAGTTCTTCATCACCCTTGATCGTCTCCTCTAACTTGCCTTTCATCCAATT